AGAAAAAATCTATATGATAATTAAGACATCACACAAGGACGGGTGTGGAAAGAAAAGAGCGATAGTCCTGGATAACATCACAAGTCACGCCAAGAGCTTCGGAAAGAAGCCAAACGTCAGTGCCATACATTGCTTCCGCAAACTTGTAATCAACATCGTCAATAAGCCTAGAAGCCGTTATGCGCCTTGTACGAGTCTCAAAACGCGAATCAAATCCACAAGAAACATCACGGTACTCCGCATGAACTAGTTCATGGCATAACGTACACAAACGCTGATGATCAGCCAAACGCTCATCAAGAAGAATCAGCTTACAAGCATCGTAATAATAGCCGCACACACTACCAGAAAGGCGACGTTCTTCAACGCGCACACCAAGGCGCGCGGCATCATCATAAAGCGAATCAAAACGAAGCATAATGTAACCTCAACCAAAACGTCTTAATACATGTCATGCCGTATGAGAAAATATAAATAACTCATCTGCCATGTGTAGAAGGAGACTCCTAGAATCGTCGTAAAAAAGCGATTCTAGTTTTTTATTTACTGTATAGCTTTGTTGAAGTAATTCACGATTGCACACTCGCGCCTTTCATAAGTTTGTTTTTATGTATCTTAATTACGAGGTTCAGAAGATTTCTTCTGCTTAAGTTTTTTTACTTTTTTATAGCAGACTACACTTACTGTGCCTGTAAAAGTAGCACCAATGAGCATTGTAGGGTCTTTCGGAGAACCAGCAATAAGTCCTACTGTAATTAGAGTACACAGTATTGTAATTACAATCCACACTAGTGTGATTAGAGTCCTCACAAAGCTTCTAAAATTATAATTTTTAGATGTTAAAACTTTTTTAGCACGGTGTTGCCCTTTGTTTACAAATTGATTCGCAGGAACATGCTCACTTGGCAATTCTTCTTCATAGATATTGACGTTTTGCTCTTCTTTATGAATATTGACGTTTTGTTCTTCCTCATAAGCATTATTATTTTGTTTTTCATTTACATTACTTTTATTGCCTACATGCAGATATTCATCCACGCGATTTTGAACAACAAGTGTAGCCTTGCAATCAGCTAACGAATCATGAGCATTATAGTAATAATCACACTCAGCTGCTGCCACTGTGAGCTTGATAAATTGCTTACCGTAGAAGATTTTACCGTATTGCCGCATAGTGTCAGTCACTTTGCTTTCATCTAAATAAAATCCCAATTCACCAAGAAAAGCTAAATCATATTCTGCATTAAATGCGCACACCTCTCCAGCAGCATCAAGAATTGCCTGTATTTTGTCAAAGTCTTCAGCAATGTGCTTTTTATTGGCTACATCTTCTGGGCTAATCCCATTGACTCTTTGTGCTTCTGGCCATTCGGTAACCTTTTTTGGCTTGTAATATTCGTTCAATAGAGTATCGCCATTGCCATCAATTATAGAAAGCTGAATAATTTCATCTTTTATAGGATCAAGGCCAGTAGTCTCGGTATCAAGAACAATTCGAGGAATAGTTGTTTTCGCTGAATTATTTTTAGAGTCTACACACAATTTGCAATCTAAGTATGAATTGCCGTCACCAAATTGCGAATATTTTTCACACCAAGAAAGCGAAACACTAGAACATCCAACTAAAGGCTCAAGCATTGCATATTTCCCGTAATTTCTAGGACTAACCTCTAGCAGTTTTATACCTTTCTGACTCATTATTGCCAATTTAGGCTTACGATTATTGGGCTGAGGTATAGAAATAACAGAGCACTTAGTGTACCTACGAGTGCCAGACAGAGGGGCATCACTTACAGCTTTATCTGGCTCAATAGTAAAAGTATGTACTCCAAAGAGTTTGCTGGCAGATTTCTTGTAACTTACCATTACTACTCTCCTATTTTCTCTTAGTCACGAGGGGTGGAGGATTCGAGGAATTTGTTAGGGTCGGTATGAGCCATAAGAGCAAAACGAGAAGGATCAGCAGCAATCATGTCGGCAACGTGACTCACATAATCATCATCCAAGTTGTTTGAAGATACAGAAGACACATCAGAACCAGAAGACGCACTCGACTCGGGCTTTGCAGGATTAGGAACTAATCTTCTTTCTCCCATTTCTGATATTAAACGAGAATATGCAGAGTCAATTACAGAACGTGGATCTGCATCTATAAGCTCGCAAGTATTCAATAAAGCCTCTAAAGGTATAGACGGCTTGGCATTTAACCATTTAGAATAACCAGACCTTGAATGACCTAGTTCATCAGCAATTTTCGTCTGAGAGATATTTCGAGACGCAAAATTGCCTTTTAACTCAAGACCTACGAGTTGAGCGAATCTTTCGCTTCTATTTATTTCTTTGCTCATACTACTGATATTACTCAAGTGAGTAATTAAAATACAAACTTTGATAAAAAAGTTATTCATATCAGCGTGTCGCGCTTGCATATGTTCGATTTGTGCTTTATCGTTACTCATATGAGTACCGATAATATACGAAAGAGTTTCGGGAACAACTTGGAAGAAGTCATAAAGAACATTGGAATGACTAAAAAAGCTGTATCCGAAAAATCTGGAATCCCTTATAGCTCATTAAATGCGATTATCAAAGGATACAGATGCGTAACACTTGAAGCGATTCTTTCTCTTGCTGAGGCAATGAACATTAAAGCATCTTCTCTTATACCTTCATCTCTTCTTGCAGACAGCAAAGAAAAGAGTCAACCATGCTTACCAGGCTAAAAAACGCGCTCAAAACAGGCAGCGCCGCGGACACCAAAATCTTGGAACTCATAGCCGAATATCGCAATGCACTCGATCAAGAAGAAAACGCGCTCAACAAAGTCAAAGAAGCGCGAGACAAGTGCCAAGCAATAAAGAAAGCCGAGCAAACAGTCAGAGACGCGCAACAAAAATATCACGACGCGCTACAAGAACTTCATAAGCAACAAGACAAATTCAACGAAGACAATGCAGAACTACTCTGCAAAGTCAGTGAAACGCATCGCGCCAGTAAAGACGCAGAAACGCAACTACTCAACGAAATAGGGAGGTGAGGAGGATGAGCGCAATAAGCTGCATTTTAATAGCACTAATGCTAATAGAAATAATTCTTTTTTATGCGTGGATTCGCCTTGTGCAGTTAGATGGCAAGGAAATAGATGAGTACACAAGACTTGTAGAAGTAGGGACGGAAGAGTGCTTAAAACGGCGTATTCCTATTAGAGAAATCTTATAAAGCGCTAAATATCCCTCCCCCTCCTCGATACGAAAGGAATAAGTCAATGCTACAAATCAGCCCGATGCAAATATGCAGCCTATGCGCGAATTTACTCGTGACAGTTGCAGAAATCTTCATGATATACACGCATTACAAAGACTACAAAGAAGATAAACGCAAAAACGAAGCCATTAAAGCAAAATGCGCAAAACTGCACATTGACTTAACTCCAGCAACTAGCGCAAAGCATTAGGAATTTGAAGAGTTAAAGAATAAGACTTCGAAACGTTATCAACCAATTCATCCCAAGTAATAACGCAATCACGAGTAGAACCGCAGTAAATGAAAAAGCTAACTTCACTCATAGAGCCAATAGACTCAGCACTAAACGGCGTAAAAGAAGCAGCATCAGGCACATCAACCTTAACGTTAAACAAAGTAAAAGGACTATCGTTCTTCAAAACGTACATGTGCTTAAAACTGCATCTAAGACTCCAACGAGTCTTGTTAGCAGCATTAGCTAAACGTTCCAACTCGTCAGCTTGTTTTTTCAAAGAGTCAACTTGCTTCTGAAGAGCGGCATCGCCTTTTTTAGCACGGCACGATTCAATGATACAACCAATGACGCTAATAGCAATCGAGATAAACATTCCAGCAATAGTTAACCAATTATCAAAACTCATACACAAAAGTGTAAAGGAAGAAAGGAACAGAAATGGAAGAACTTGAGATTGAACAAACATTTTCCAAATGTGCGTCTTTTCCCGTTTTTGTAGTAGCACTTCAAAACTATCTCAAAGCGTCGCTAGAAGCCGAAAGCGCGCTTTACGAATACGCTAAAGCAAAAAGTGAGTGCGAGTTTCTTGAAACTGCAAAAAAAGACTACGACATAGTTTATCAGGAAGAACAAGACGCGCTAAAAAGACGCAATCAAGCAGAAACCAAATTTGAAGAAGAACATAAAGAATTGTCAAAAAATGTTCGTTCTGCCAAAAGAGCACAAAAACGCGCTCTTTCTGAACTAGAAATTTTAAGGAAAAAACTAATTAATGAAGCAAAGGAACAGTAATGGAAGAGCAAAAAACCAAAGAACGCAAAGGCAATAAAGAGTACAAGAAGCTCAAGAAGATGCTTAAGAAAGCGTATAAGGCTTCTGTTAAGAGCAACCAGCTGCAAGCGTCTGTGAGGGAAGCAAAGAAAAACTTCCCTGGCTACATGGAAGCGCAACTAGCATTTCAAGAAGCTCGTTACAATGCGGACGCTGTTCCATATGCCGCATTAAAGCGTGTGGAAGCCGATTTTTATGAAGCATATGCAGAGCAGTTGGATAAATGTTCCACAATATCAAGGGAAGCTGGCACTCTACGGGTGACTTTTGAAGACATGCTTAATCACGCTGGTGAATGGAAAAACGAGGAAGAGTGATGAGCGAAGTCAAAAATTTAGCTGCCGAACTGCACGATGCAGCTGTAGAGAGAGCAGAAGCGCGATGCCTAGTGAAACAAGCACATCATGCTCTTTCCGTTGCAAATAAGAAATACGCCAAAGCATTACGCGCTATAGAAGTGCAAGTATGTGCAGATAACTACAAAAAAGACGTCGACAATTCGCAAGCAGAGGAAGAACAATGAGCTTCGTACAAAAATATCCGTACACAACAACGCTTATTAGCTTCATCTGCTTCGCAGTCAGCTTTTGGGCGGCAATTCACAACGCACTCTACTGCTTCAACGGAGCAAACCTGCTCGGCATTACAGGAATAGCAATTTCGCTTGCTGTAATACTGCATGCAAATGCAATCATTCAAGAAAGAGCAGAACAATGAAAAAGTACGTTGCAATGACTATAGGCGTTCTTATAACACTAGGAGGCGTAGCACTCGTATTTAGTACCTTCTGCAACTTAAGCCTTTACCTATGCATGCCACTCGGGTTATTCCTCATACTCATGGGGATTACGGGTGTAATAGCGGCGACTGAAATTACAGGGAACAAAAACATAGAAAAGGACAAACAATGAGTACATCAGCACTTACACCAAGAATCCCATACAAAAGACTATGGAGTCTTAAAGAAGTATGCGATCAGCTCAGCATGGACAAACGTGCCGTGATGAAGCTTGTAGACGCAGGAATTTTGCACATGCCTCACGGACGCTTACCAGGCAGCAAAGTTTACATTACAAACACAAGCATTGAAAAGTATGTAGGTGAATGAGATGGCTACCCTACTAACGCCACAAGACGTAAAGGACATGCGATTCACGGAGTGCTCTGGCTTTTTTGGAATGCCAAAAGGGTACGACGAATACGAAGTAGATCAAGCATTAGAAAAAGTTCAAGAAACCATTGAAATACTCGGCAGCGAATGGATAAAAGCACAAAAAATGATAGCAGTATACCGTGCGCAACTTGAAACAGCCGGGCTACTAGCTGAATAAGGAAAAACCATGAGCGATAACACATACTACATTGCAGGAAATCTTACAAAAGACCCAGTGGTAAGCACTACTCCTAACGGCACTGCTGTAGTGAATTTCACAATTGCTGCAACCACTCGCGTGCTTGATTCACAAACCTCGCAGTACAAGGATACTGGCACCGTTTTTATGCGTTGCACAGCATGGAGAGCGTTAGCAGAACACGTTGCTAAAAGCCTTACAAAAGGCATGAGAGTTATCGCGTATGGAAAGTTAGAACAAAGCACGTACGAAGCCGAAGACGGCTCACGTCATACTTCAATCAAACTCAGCGTAGAGGATATTGGAGTATCAATGCGATTTGCAACAGCGCAAATTACGCAAATAAAACAGCAGGGCATTCAGCAAATGATTTCACAGCCTCAGCAAATGCAGACGCTTCCTCAAGCGCCACAAGCTCAACAGTCTATGGCACCTAATCAAGACCCGTGGGTGCCAAAAAACAATATAGATCGCTACTACAGCAAAGATTCAGAATTTTATAACTAATAAAAGATTTTAGAAAACTATACACAGCCTTTACGAAAGGAACAATCATGGCACCACTATCCAAAGCAAGGCGAAAAGAAGCTTGCGAGTTGGTTATTATCGCAAAATGCGATGGCATCAATACGTTAGATTCTAAAGAACTGAGACTTGTCAAACGCTATATGCAAGAAATAGGCGAAGAATCACTTGAAGAAGCATACAAGCAAGCTCTGGAAGAAAAGAAAACTCCTGAAGATCAGCAAAACCCGAGGAAAGCAAAAGAAAAGAATTCAAGTCAACCAGCAAAACAAAATACAAAAAGCGGTAAACATGATACAACAACATCAAAGTTCCTTGAAGACTGGCCTGAAGGCTCTTTTGACCATCTTAAACACCCTTTGCAATATGAAGACTTTGTAAGCATGTGTAAGGCTAACCCAAATCGTGTAGCACTATTCAAAAAAGACCTAACGCGGCACACTGCATCATGCATAGCCAATCGAATAAGGCGTGCACGCTTAAAAGCATTCGAAGCCAATAAAGGGCACTTTGAAGCACGAATATTATTGCGTGATGAATCTTATTCAGTATACGTGAAATACGTTCCACAAAAAGCCGCGTAAAAAGGAATTAACAATGCTATTCATACCCATTTCGCAGCAAAAACCAGCTTTACGCTATTTTTCGCAAATTCACCGCATATACGCTAACAGCAAATATGCAAAGCCTGAGATAGTGCCAGTTGCACTTACAGGATCACAACACTTTAACGGCACAATTTTTACGCAAAAAGATGAAGTTGTTATTAACCCTCAAAAATACAACAAACTCGTAAATACTCGCTGCGGTACAGATCGGCGCCATTACCCTCATGCAGTAGAGCTTTACGGCTACTGGCAATAATACAAAACACACAAGCCCAAAACGCATTTTAACTACGTTCTGGCAGTCGCATTGGCCAAATGCGGGATAACTTAACGCGGCATAGACTTACACCTCTTAGGCAGCGTAAATAGCCGTTGTAAAGACCTATACCGGTTTCCCTACCGGTTGAACAAGCGTTCCGCAGTATTGAGCGGAAAGAGTCGGGAATTGATGCTGCAAGGCGTCTTATGACAGGACGACCGGATAAGCGAACATGGCAAAGCCAGAGCCTTGCAGCAAACCGCCGTGTGAGATATTTTTTCACTCGTCATACGCGATGGCTTGGCTCCGCCGAAAGCGCTGTATGGACGACCTAGAAGTCATCGAGAAAATGAGATTGAGAAAGCCAAAAAAGCTTTCTCAATTTTTATTTTCCCCTTGGCTAGGTCGTCCCACTCAAGCAATTCACCACCGAAAGTGCAGGGAATTTTCGAGAGGAGAAAATAATGAGCAATCTAAAACTTGAGGAAGTAGATCAATCAAGTGGGAAGCAAGTCAGATTGAAAAAACTGAACTGCAGACTTCAACACTTACTTAAACTTTTACGATCAACAAAAAGAATCGAAGTAGACGAGAAATACTTAATAACAGCATTAAGCCTCAGAACATTAAGCAGACACGACAAAGCAGGGAAACACGCACTTCAACAACTCATAAGCGTCAACGCGATAACGAAGCCATTAAAGCAAAACGGTATTCGTTATTGGAATGTAGCAACACTCACATCACACTTGGAAGGAACGCAATGCAAAGTTACACTTTGAAAGAACAACGTGAATACGTGAAGCTTATTAATTCGCTTCCATCATTAAATAAACAGTTATCAATGTTGGCATATTGTGAAGTGAAGCGTAGCCAATCTGGGTATCATGCTCATATAAACAGAAGCGTAACACCAGTAAACTTGAACGCTCTTGATAAGCTTGATGAGCTTGAAAGCTTAGAGCGTGAAATATTAAGCCAACTTGGCAGCAACAACTTAGCGGTTGCACAGACTTCACCAATTATTACAGTTATTAAAGCGCTTAAAGATAATGCAAAAGAAATAGTCTTATTGGCAAGCGCATCAATATCTTATGAACAGTTAAAAAATATTAGAGATAAAGTTCTAGCAGATACAAATCCAAAGGTCTTAAAAACATTTGGGTTATGCCCAAACTGTAGAAGACCCTTAAGATATGAAAGCACTAACGAGTGTGTTACTTGCCAATCATGTAGATCAGTGACGAACAGCAACGAAGTTTTAAGGAATACGCGTAAAGAATTATCCAAGCTTACTTATGTTGGGAGCAGCAAGCAAGCATCGGAGTTTATCAGAGAGAAAACGGGCATAGATATAAAGCCTACTACTTTGCGAAAACTATCAAGCACTGGAAGAATTCATATTTCAAAAAGCGTAAATGGAATCAAATGGCCAATAGGAGAAATAGTGAAGAAGAAGTTATTCTAATTACACAACACTCCCGAGTATAAAGATACTTGACAAAGATTCACAGATATTTGATATAATCACACTGTGGTGTGAAGTGGCCGCAAAGAAAGACCACCTCCACCCCATTAGAAAATAAAGACGTTAAAGGAAGCCTCGTGGTTAATACCTCGGGGCTTTTTTGTAAGGTGCTTGCATATGCCACAGAAACCAAAGAGTAACCCCCGTAGTAAGTATGGGAGTAGGCGCAAAGCAATGCGCAAACGAGTGCTTGCTTACTATGACACTTGCTACTTGTGCGGCAAGCCAGTAGATAAAACCATTAAGACTCCAGACCCATTGAGTCCCGAAGTAGATGAGATAGTCCCAGTAAGTAGAGGCGGAAGCCCAACAGACTGGAACAACGTTCGACTTACACACAGGCAATGCAACCAGCTTAAGAAAGCACACACTGCAGCTTGGGCACAAGCAAGAATATACGAGAAAGAACATGGATTAGACACAGGCGTAACGCCTGAAGCATGTTGCGACGCATACAAACAGCACAACAAACACTCAAATTGGTAAACATAAGTAACGAAACTGAAACGTTGCAGCCTTAGACCCTTTCGGCAGGGGGAGGAACCCCACGACTTTCCAAAGGAAACCAAGCCGCACAAAGGGCTAATATCTCCCCACTAAATAGCCATTACGTTACAGCCAAATCGTTACACGGTGATTTTTTCACTACAAAAAGGAGTAAAAATAGCCATGAAATGCAAAAATTGCGGTCGTTTTTTCAAAACAACCGGTCGCGGACGCGCTCCAATGTACTGCAGTGAGAAATGTAGAGTCGACGCACATCGAAAAAAGAACCCAAAACCAACAAAATCAAGCCGGCAAGAAGTACTTTTTGAGATTCCAGGCGAATCAAAACCAATAAAAACGACAATACCAACCGATGAATTAACAAAAGACGCGTTCGACAGAATGTGCGACGGAAGGCTTGAAGACGAACTGCGATTTGCGCGTGACATTTTACGCGCAGCACTCATGAGTCCAGATACTCCAGCCAGCGCATTAGCAAACATGGCAAAGCAATACGTAGAAATAACAGAAAAGCTAGCAGGCGTAGTTGATGATGAAAAAGAAAATAATGAAGATATAGACTCGGAGGTAACTCTTGATGCAGTCTTTACTCCAGACCAAAGCTAAACATTTCATATACCCAGACGGAATCGTTACATCAGAATTTCCAGCAGTTCAACAAAAAGCAGAACGCTACGGCATAACGTTTGACCCATGGCAAGCAGAACTCGGAATGTACCTACTCGGGAAACGCAAAAACGGACTGTACGCAGCAGGAATATCTGGAGCGGTAATGAGCGTACCAAGACAGGTAGGCAAAACATACACGGTAGGAATGATTGTCATCTTCCTATGCATACTTCACCCAAAAACAAAAGTAGTATGGACAGCGCATCGAACCAGAACCAGTGCCGAAACCTTCAGGAATATGAAAAGCCTGGCACAGAATACAAAAGGACTTAGCAAATACATTCCAACAACAAGAAGCGCAAACGGACAAGAAGAACTCACATTTTCAAACGGCTCAAGAATCCTATTCGGCGCTCGCGAACAAGGATTCGGTCGAGGTTTCGACGATGTTAGCATGATTATTTTCGACGAGGCACAAATTCTTACCATCAAAGCGTTGGAAGACATTTTGCCAACAATGAGCGCTGCTAAAAATCCGCTAGCTTTTTATATGGGTACTCCCCCAAGACCAATTGATCCAGGAGAAGTACTCAGAGACAAGCGCACAGCATTATTAAAAGGAACAGACAGAGATGGCTTGTACATTGAATTCAGTGCAGACAGAAATTGCAGCTTAGACGATAGAAACGAATGGATAAAAGCAAACCCATCATATCCAACGCGAACAAGCGAGTCCGCTCTCCTACGTCTTCGTAGACAGCTTTCTGAGGATTCATTTAGACGCGAAGTCTTAGGAATATGGGACGAGCTCGCATTGGCAACATCCGCAATCAGCGATAAGCAATGGCAAGCAGCGACAATAAGCAATCGTATAGAAGGCGGCGTTAAAGCATACGGCGTAGAGATTCCACCATCGCGAGACCGCTTAACATTATCCGCTTGCATGAAGTACCCCGATGGATATGCACATATTGAATTTTTAGAATCACATCCACTCACAGAAGGCACAGACTGGCTCATCGACTTTCTAGCAGAGCGCAAACGCAACATGCTAGGCGTCGGAATAGACGCAGGAAGCGCAACAGGCATACTCTTACAAGATTTCGCAGACGCACACATCCCAACAATATCGCTAACAATGCGAGACGTAGGACAAGCGTGCGGAAGATTCATGGACATGCTAGCAGCTGGAAAACTCACGCATCTACCAGACGAAGACCAGCCAGCGCTCGCAGCAGCAGTAAAAGGCGCATCAACAAGACCTCTCGGCAAAAGCGGACTTTTTGCATGGGGAAAGTTAGGCGATGACGTAGATACCACACCGCTCGTGTCTTGCACAATGGCATTACATGCAGCATTCATGAGCAAACGACACCCAGGAAGAAAGCAGAGGCTATTAGTATGACGTTACAAGATTTTGAGAACACAAGTTCGCAACTGTTGTCATTTGGTAGCAAAATTGATGGCGTAGACGAAAAAGACATGCCAACTATTAAAAGGCTCTACGACACATGGCAACAGCATTACGAAAGTAATCAAAAACGAACAGAATACTTTAACGCAGACGAAACAGTTAAAAATCTGAATATTTCCATTCCAGAAGATGTAGCTCGCAGAGTTAAAGCAGTCGTTGGATGGAGCTCGAAAGCAGTAAGAGCATTAGCTGACTTAAGCGTTTACGACGGATTGCAAATCAACGGCGACGATGTTCACAACATGCGCGCAATTGCAGAAGCAAACCAGTTCAGCGTGATTTTGCCACAAGCCATCATCAGCGCATACAAACATTCATGCAGCTTCTTGGCAATATATAAGGACATTGATGCAGGTGGAGCAGTAAGAATCGTACCTAGAAGCGCACTCAATAGTTCTGCATTATGGGATATGGCCCACCAAGAAGTAAAAGCCGCAATGACCATTACAGGAACAAATGAGAAAAACGAAGTCAACGAAGTAAGATTCTGGCTCAAAGGCTACTCATACGAAGTTAAAAAGGTTGAAGGCGCATGGAAAGCAACCGTTTCTAAACAGTCCTATCAAGGCGTATGCGTAGTGCCAATTTGCTACGATCCACAGCTCGACAGGCCATTCGGACGAAGCCGAATAACAAGACCGCTTATGAGTTATACGGATATGGCAATTAGAACCTTCGTAAGAATGGAAGCGACTGCGGAGTTCTATAGCATTCCAAAGATATGGTTCTTAGGTCTTTCTGAAGATGCACAAAAGGCGCAATGGAGCAGTTACGTTAGTGCAGTCAACGGCATAACAAAGGACGAGGACGGAGATACTCCAACCTTGCAACAGCTTACACAAGCAAGCATGACTCCACACTCGGAGATGCTGAAAACGATTGCGCTCATGGTAGCCAGCGAAACAGGTTTGCCAGCATGTGACCTTGGTATTACAACATCAAATCCAACAAGTGCTGAAGCAATGAGTGTAGCAGAACGCAAATTGACGCGCGAAGCAGATAGGCAAAATCTGATTTTTAGCCAATCGATTATTAAAGCGCTCGGCATTGCAGTTTGCTTACAAAATGACGGAATGACAACAATTCCTCCAGATGTTTATGCGGCACAAGTTGCATGGAAGCCAACGCAAGAAGTAAGCATGGGAGCTAGAGGCGACTTCTTCAATAAAGTTGCAGCAACATGTCCATCGTACGCAATGAACGAAATCGCATGGCGACAACTAGGGTTCAGTGACACAGAAAGCAGAACCTTACTCAACGAAGCACGAAAAACGCGTGCGCTTGATTCACTTAACAGTTTGCTAGGCAAGGAGACGACAATTGGTAACAAGGGAGGATACGAATCGTCTAGCAGCAGCCAACAAGAAGATAAGCGACTCGGCACAGGAAGCAGCACAGGAAGTGCTACAGAAAATAGCTAATGCATCGACAGAAGATGCTCGCATTGCTCTCATAGACGAACTGATTCCAGAAGTAGCATCACAATATAGCGAACAAATCGCTATGGCGGCTGCTAAATGGTACGAAGAAGTTCGCGCAGACGCATTGCCTGACATTGACGACGGTTTCGAAGCATCACTCGCACAAACTTATTCCAAGAAAGCAATCGTTGAAGAAATTCACGATCATATACTTTCAAACAGAAACAAGTTTGATGAAGCAATCGTCGATGCTATGGATAGATGGGTTAAAATACCAGGGCGCGCAACAATCGCTGAAAATTGCAAACGAGACCCCAAAAAGCCACGCTATGCACTCATTCCACAAGGCAAAACATGCGCTTTCTGCACAATGCTCGCAGGGCGTGGGTTTGTGTACAAGTCTGAAAAAACAGCTCATAAAATGCATAAGCATTGCGATTGTGTGGCTTGCCCTGAGTGGGATGCTAATCCAAACAAAATTAGAGGCTATAATCCTGACGTTCTTAGCGACGAATGGGATAAAGCCAAAAAAATAGTTTGGGAGAGAAACAAAGCAAAAGCTCGCAAAAACGGTAAAGACGCTAGCGAAGTTGTTGAACCAACATGGCAAGAAGTTGTTGTGCAGTTACGAAAAACGCGCGGGCTTTGCTCCGATGGACGGGTAATAAAATATCCAAAAAATTACCCAGCAAATGTAAGACATATTAGTGACCGCGTGTGGGAACACATTATGGAAGGAGACGCAAACGGCAAGGGCGGTCACGCAGCTTGGTCTAGCAATCCTGGGAAAACGAAATTCCCTGACAATTGGGATTCAAGGCAAATACAGAAAATGGTTATGTCTGTAATTGCCAACCCAAGCGAAGATGTAATTATAAAATCAAAAAACCGTCGCAGCCTTATTGCGGTAAGATATGGTATTAAAATAGAAGTACGTCTATCAAAAAAGAAAAAAGGCTGGCGCGTTAATACCGCGTTCCCAGTTGTAGAAAACAAGAAAGGAGTGAAAAGCTGATGAACATGCAGAAAATTTATTATGACATGGCCGAGAAACTTCGTCCTTATGCTGAACCATACATGGATAAACTTTGCAAAGAAGCCGCTAGTAATGCTACATGCGCAGGAGAACCTTATGAAGCGTTAGCAGATTACTTAAGCTTTGCATGGGAACACCAAAATACTCCTCGCAAACTTATTATTGAAGCATACAATCTTATTGACGATGACTATCTTGATTCATATAACGAAATGGTAGATAAACTAGGGATTCCACGTCGTCAACATTCTGCAGATTACGACGAAGATGAATAAGATTTCACCAAATTAGCAATTATCAGATTTTAGCCACCTTGCAAAAGGTGGTTTTTTATTAACCGGCCCCGCATGGGGCTTTTTTATTAAGGAGAAAAATTGGAAAACACAACACAAGAGACAGAAACCGAAAAGGTTGAAGACCTCAACAATGCCGAAACTACTTCAACGGAAGAAAAAACCGAGGAAGTAGATTACAAAGCGGAAGCTGAAAAATGGCGCGGGTTTGCACGCAAATGGGAAGCCAGAGCCAAGAGTTCAGAACAAGCAGCTGAAAAGCTCAAAGCAGTAGAAGAATCTGAAGCAAAGCTGAAAGAAAAACTATCTGCTATTGAAACTCAGCGCAAACACGACGAACTTACGCAACTCGTCGCAAAAGAAACTGGCATACCAGCTGCACTATTGCGCGGTTCAACAGAAAAAGAATTACGCGATCATGCAGAGGCAATTAAAGAGTTTTCCAAACCAAGAACAGACAGCATTCGCCTTAACGATGAGCCAGATGGCTTAAAAGTAGACGATACGCTCGCGTTTGTTCGCAAGCTTTTTTCTAACGATTAAACAAAACCCTATGTAAGGAAGGCAAAAAAAATTATGGCAACTTTAACAACTAAAACCTTAACACTCCCAGACCATTTGCTACAGGGAATTGTAAAAAATGTGGCTTCTGGCTCTACTGTTGCAGCATTATCTGCTGCAAAACCGACACTTTTTGGTAATTCTACACTCGTCACCTTGGAGTCAAGACCTCGTGCAGAGTTCGTGGAAGAAGGAGCAAACAAAAGCCCAACTAACATTACATTTGGATCTGTACGCGTAACACCTCATAAAACCCAGGTAACAATGCGCATCAGCAATGAAGTCGAATGGGCTGACGACGATTACCGGCTCGGCATTATGAAAACTCTTGCCGAAGAAGGAGCAACCGCATTGGCACGCGCACTCGACTTTGGCTTACTTCATCGCGTAAATCCATTAACAGGCACAGTAACTGATTGGACGAACTACCTTACTTCTACAAAGAAAACCGTTGATGCCACTGCAAGCATCGATGCAGACATTGAAAAGGCAATTGGCTTAGTTTTGACAGACGGCGAAGGAACGGACGTAAATGGTCTAGCTCTATCCAAGCCAGCTGCTTACGATCTTGCTACAGCTAAAGATAAGCAAGGCCATTTAATGTACCCAGAACTTGGTTTCGGAACTGAAATGACTCAGTATAAAGGCATTAAGACAGCTGTGTCTACTACTGTAAATGGTCTTCCTGAAATGAAGCAGGACAGTGGTGTTAAAGCTATTGTTGGCGACTTTGCCAATGGCATATATTGGGGTATTCAGCGTAAGTGCCCAGTAGAACTTATTCCATACGGTGACCCAGACGGTCAAGGCGACTTAAAGCGCACAAATCAACTCGCTGTGCGCTTGGAAGTTCAGTACGCATGGTACGTATTCGCAGACCGTTTCGCTGTTGTTAAGGCACCAGCTGGATCAGCAGTGGTATCTCACTAACAGGAAGGCGCTGGCATGGAAGTGTTCGCAACGTTTGACGACGTAAAGGCGCGCTACCCAGCAGCCTCAACACGAAACCGCGAAACAGTAGAAACACTGATATCTGATGCGTCAGCTCTTATGCAAGCAAGCGCGCCAAAACTCACAGACAACAAGCGGCTACTTTGCTTCGTTTGTTGCAGCGTAGTAAGGCGCGCTCTTGCAGCAGCTGAAAACGTCGGCGACGGAATGACTGGAGTAACACAAACATCGCAAACCGTGGGAGCTTTCTCACAATCGTGGAGTTTTACAAATCCAGCTGGTGACTTGTATTTAACTCGCGCTGAAAAACGCTTAATACGAGGGCAAGGAGCGCAAACAGGCTTTCATGTGAACCTTACAGGAGATTCGGATGAAAGGTGAAACAGTAACAGTTCTTTTCCCAGTATTTAACGGAGTTGATGCACTCAACAATCCTATAGAAGTAGCACCAAAAGAGGAACAAGTAGAAAATGTGCTTGTTTCTCCAGGAAGCGGAGCATCTGCTAACGCAAACGCGGATAGCGAACTACAGCCATACGGCATAGAAGTGTCACGCATCTGCTACTTCCCTCGCTCATGGACCTACAAAAGCCTACGAGGAGCAAAAATTCGGATTCGAGGGCGCGAATATTCAGTGCTTGGCGATCCAGAGCCATTAGACGGAGGTATGAGTCCAACCGCCTGGAATTTCGAAGTCGACGTAACAGAAAAGGAAGGATAATGTGAGCAAAAACAACGTTAAATTAAACTTTGACGGCTTCCTACAGCTGCGACGAACAGCAGGGCACACAGTAGTAGCAAAAGTAGCACAAGAAATCGCATCAAATGCTACTGCTATGGCGACAACCACAAAAAGCGGAATACACCCGAAATATGTGGCATTGCCAGTAAAAGATACTAAACATGGTGCCGTCGCAATCGTTACAGCAGCAAGCAATCCTTCCAAAGAATGGCTGGCAACAATGCGATCAGAAGGACGACATCACTGGTTAGCAAAAGCTGTAGGAGCAGGTAAATGAAAACCATTGAAGAAACAGTTATCACTTACCTCAACACAGATGGACGCATTGACGGTTTTGAAGCATCAGGGCTTGTGCCACAAAATGCAACAAGCTCAAGTAGCTTCATAACGGTAGAAAAAAACGGCACAAGCATAAGCGACAGAAAAAGAATTTACGCTCTTTCTGCATCAATTTATGCACCAAGCCAAATAAAAGCCGCAGAAGCTGCAGATGCTCTTGCTCTCACGCTTATAGAAATGCCAGAGCATGCAGAAAACGTTGCAAGCATAATCATCGATACAGTCACAATCTACCCAGACCCAGACACCCCATATCATCACCGATTCATGGTGAATTTCAGAATTAACACACCTTTATAAAGGAGATTTTTATGGTTAGAAATATTGCTGTAGCAAAACAATGCACAGGCGGAGTACTTTTCGTAGCGCCATCAGGTACACCGTTGCCTACAAATGCTACGGATAAGCTTGATGATGCTTTTAAGAATGTAGCAGACTTGAACGAAGACGGAATCACACGATCCACCGACGTTGACACCACTGATATCAACAACATGAGTGGCGAAAAGGCGGCGTCATTCATCGCTTCCTACGAAGAAACATTCCAATTCGTGATGCTAGAAACCAATGTAGCTACACTCTCAGTACGATACGGTAAAGACCGCGTTAAGTCCAACGGTGACGAAGTAACTTCGTTTACCACAGGTATGCCGAAAAATGAACACGTTAGTATTATTGCAGATATTCTTATGTCTGGCATGAACAAGAAGCAGCGAGTAGTGATTCCTGACGCAGTTCTTACAGACACAGGAGATTTGCAATATCATTCTGGCGACGCAATTACCTACGACGTAACATTCTCTACCTTCCCAGATAAGCAAGGCAACAATTCATACAATTACTTTGCAGATTTGGGAGCGTCGCAGCCAGCTAGCGGCGTAGCTACAGAGCATAGCAACGTCTGATAAATCTTGCTCACGTAAGGCTTTTATTCCTTTCACTTACGTGAGCAGCTCTTAACAAAACGAAAGGAATTTTCACTCTCTCATACACTCTTAAAAAGGACTAAACATGCCACAAGACAAGAAAATCGTACCTAAAGATGAACCAATCATTGTATCTGTAAAAGGCGTAGAGCTTACAGTTGACCCACAAGTGCTAGACGATCTGGAGACATTGGAGCTTCTTTCACAATTAAACCCAGCAGACGATACAGAACCTAACGCTTTCGCACTTATTCCATTACTTAAACGACTTTTTGGAGAAAAGTACAAGCAAGTTAAAAATGCTTTACGAAATAAAGAAACAGGGCGAATCACTATGGAAGAAGTATCCTCTTTCGTGTCTGAATACTTACGTAAGGTCTCCCCAAACTCCTCACGCTCGTAGAAATGCTACGCATCGCGCCAGATATCTTACGCGCGGATATTCAAAGATTCTACGGGCTTAACTTAGATGAAACAGGCGAAAGCATACGCGTTAGGCGAATGGCTGATTTAGCAGCAAATTTGCCAGACTGTGCGCTTATTTGGGGAAAAATCAACCCACAAGCACAATGGAACGCAACGCGACAATTGCTTGCAAATATTGCAGACAATACGGCTTTTCTAGCATTTTGCAAAACGAAAGACGCAAGCAAAGGCAAAAAGTTCAGCAATACAATCAAGAGGCCTGGCTCAAAAACAAACAGCAACAGCACCACAATCAAAACAGGCCATGCGGAAAGTAGCGAAGAACTTTACGCTTTGCTTGGTATAGATAGAGGAAGAGACAAATAATGGCAAAAGGCGATACTGGCATTAATATTGCGCGCGCTTTTGTAGAAATTGTGCCATCTACAAAAGGCGTAGGTAAGGCTATTTGCGACGCTTTCAATAATGCCAACAATAGTGTTTCTCAAAAAGGTTCTGAATCTGGCAAAAAATATGCAGTTGGGTTCAATCAAAACGTTAGCAAAATTGGAAGCAACATTGCCCAAAAACTAACATCAGCCAACTCTACTGTTATACAAAAAGGCTCACAAGCAGGCACAGGCTATGCAAGCACTTTTTCCCAAAAAGCAGCAGGGATAGGCGGCAAAATCCAGCAAGCACTCAACTCTATGGCATCTCACGCACAAAAAAGCGGCGAAAACGCAGGCAGCGGATTTGCTAAAGGATTTGGCTTAAAAATGGGCATGATTAGCGGCATAGCACAATCTGTTACCAGCAAAATTCTTGGTGCTTTTGGCGGCATTACTAGCGAAATCATGAGCGCGTCTGACTCCGCGCAAAAGTTTGGCGCAACATTGCAATTCGCAGGAGTAAGCAATAAGCAGATTAAAGAGCTTACCAAATCAACACAAACATACGCAGATAAAACTGTGTACGATCTTGAGGATATACGTTCAACTACAGCACAGCTCGCCTCGAATGGGGTAAAAGGCTATGACAAGCTTGCAGAAGCAGCAGGCAATCTGAACGCAATCGCAGGTGGTAACAAAGAAACTTTTAAGTCCGTTGCAATGGTACTTACTCAGACCGCTGGCGCTGGAAAACTCACAGCAGATAACTGGAGACAGCTCTCGCAGGCAATACCAGGTGCATCTGGCAAGATCCAGGAACAGCTTAAGAAAAACGGTGTATACACTGGCAATTTTGCAGACGCAATGCGCCAAGGCAAAATTACTAGCGAAGCATTTAATAAAGCATTGCTTGACCTAGGATTCAACGATGTTGCCGTAAAAGCCGCACAAAGCACAGTAACAATCGAAGGCGCATGGGGAAACCTGCAAGCGTCCGTCGTAAAAGCTGGAATGGTAATCTTTGACTCAATCAAAGGACCAACAACTCAAGCAATGAGTGCACTTGCAGATGCAATCGGAAACCTAACCAACTCAATGCAAGCACCATTATCAGCAGCTATTAGTGGAGTTGTTGACTGGTTCGGGAAACTCTTTGCAGCAATGCAAAACGTTGGAGTATTCGAGTCTTTCAAAGCAATATGGCAATCATTGTGTGACATTTTCAAAGAAGTATTCAGCATTGCCGGAGGGTGGGGTGCACTATTCCCACCTGAATCGTTATCTGCAGCCCTAAAGGGAGTGCTGGATGCATTAAACGGAGCTTTGCAAGTGGTTAAATTCTTAACTCCTGCTTTATCCCCGCTTATTGCAGCATGGGCAGGATATGCAATTGCCGTAAAAGCCGCACAAATTGCCACGTCTGCATGGTCTAGCGTTACAAAAATTGCTACAGCGGTACAAGCAGCTTTTAACGCTGTAATGAGTATGAATCCTATAGGTGCAGTAGTGCTCGCGTTAGCAGCACTTACCGGCGCTTTAGTTTGGTTCTTTACTCAAACAGACACAGGAAAGAAAGTTTGGCAAGCATTGTGCGACGGATTCTCACAATTCATTGGGGGCATTGGATCAGCATTAGGCACCGTGTGGAACGGGATCATAAGCGGATTCCAAGGGTTTATCAATATATGCTCCAACGTTTGCAAAGCAGTGCAAGGAGTAATACAAAGCATTGCAGGGACATTAAGCCCTATAATTTCTACTGTATTAGGTGCTATTGGAGCTGCTTTTGGCCAACTCGCTCAGATAATTGGAGCCGCATTCGCTGCTCTCCCTGCTCTTTTCAGTCAGCTTGGCGAAGCGCTGCAAGGCTTATGGAATATGATATCAAGTACTGTTGGACCGCTTTTTGAGCAACTTGCCAAAATAATTGGCCCTACTTTTTCTGAATTCCCTGCTCTTTTCAGTCAGCTTGGCGAAGCGCTGCAAGATCTATGGAATATATTTTCTACTGTATTAGGTGCTATTGGAGCTGCTTTTGGCCAACTCGCTCAGATAATTGGAGGCGCGTTCGACGCTCTCCCTGCTCTTTTCAGTCAGCTTGGAGCAATATTACAGGGAGTGTGGAATATAGTGTCAAACGTTGCAAAAGCGCTCGGCACTGCGCTTTTGCAAGCTATTCAAGCAGTATGGAATTTCTTGCAGCCGGTATTTCCTGCGCTTTTGCAAGCTATTCAAGCCGTTTGGAATTTCCTACAGCCAGTATTCTCTGCCGTCGGGCAAGCAATACAACTTGTATGGCAAGCTCTCCAGCCGTTAATAAACGCTATAGGAACATTAATACCTACAGCAATAAATATAATGGCGCCATTGCTCCAAGGAGCTTTTTCTATAATTTGTACAGTATTTCAGACTCTTGGCAACATAATTGCAGCTGTATTAATGCCAGCTTTTAATGCGATTATCCCAATCTTTTGTGCTGTTGCGCAAACGGTAGGAGGAGTCCTACTTGCCGCATTCCAAGCAATTGTAGGAGTAATACAAGGGGTTATTCAAGTATTTACCGGAATTATTCAATTTATAACTGGAGTATTTACAGGCAACTGGAATAAATGTTGGCAAGGGATTCAAAATATTTTTGGCGGAGTTTGGACTGCGATACAAAGCGTTGTAACAGGCATTTGGAATTCTATAAGTTCTTTAATTCAAGGAGGACTTCAAGCTATTCAAGCCATATGGAACACTGTATGGAATGCCATTAAGGGCATTGGAGAAGCTGTTTGGAATGGAATAAAAGCGGTTATACAGGCAACTCTTAATACAATTAGCAACGTTTGGAATGCTTGCTGGAATGGTATCAAGAACTTCTTCAGTAACATTTGGAACGGTATCAAAAACGGTGCTAAAGCTGGAATTGATGCTGTATTCCACTTTGTTACCGGCTTGAAAGATAGGATTCTTGGGTTCTTCAGAGGTGCTGGTCAATGGCTGTTAAACGCTGGTAAAGCTATCCTTGATGGCTTCCTTAAAGGCTTAAAAGGTGCATGGGACGGAGTTTGCAACTTTGTTGGCGGCATTGGTAGCTGGATTGCGCAGCATAAGGGACCAATCTCTTACGATAAGAAGCTGCTTATTCCAGCTGGTAACGCTATCATGCAAGGATTCAGCAAAGGGCTTGACGACTCGTGGCAAGGCGTACAAAAACAAGTTGCAGGATTCACCAAGCAATCTGGAAATTGGTTTAATGATGCGAATGCTATCCGCTTAAGAACTACAGTTATGCCACCTGATGGAGGATGGAATGCTCAACAAAATCAGATAGCAAAAGTTGCAGCAAATTATGAAGTCGACGCATCAAGAACAGGCTTAACAAAGCAGGATCTATACGACGCATTCGACGGAGTAATGAGCCAAGGCGTAGCGCTAAAACTGAACGGTCGCGGCGGAGAAGTCATGGCAGGAATTCTCTCAAAACCAATGAACAATGAGCTAAACAAAATGGCAACACTAGGAAGATAAAAGAAGGGAACAATAATGCTGGAATGTAGAATCAACAAAATTCCACTCGACGAATGGGGGCTGAATCTCGAAAAAAAGGGAATCAGCGTAGAATCACCAAAAACAACTACATCCAGCATTACCGTTCCTGGACTCAATGGCGCACTAGATACAACGGTAGAAGACGATACGCACGCAGCATTCCTACAAAAACGCGCAATCACCTTAAGCCTCTACGCTTTAGGCGATTTAGCCACAGTAAACGCTCTTTTTGAGCACATCGCCAAAGAAATTCACGGAAAGCAAGGAAGTTTACAAACAAGCGACTCAAACGGGGAATATCGCGGACGATGGAGCATATCAAACTGGAACACAATACGAAACTGGCAAGATTCGTTCCACTGTGCACTACTGCTAGAACTATCACTCGATGCAGATCCGTACGTTTATGGCAAAAAGCACACATTCAGGCTACATGAAGGCGAAAACCATGTGGCAATACCAGGAAGCAGTCCAGTGTGGCCGCAATTCTCACTTTCCATTGACACAGATGCAACGTCAATAGCTAGGCAAGACGGCAAAACCCTTACCTTTAGCACAGGCTCACACATGAATGGCGTATTGTCCATAGATACAAGTCCGCGAAGCAGAAATTGCAGGATCAACAACAATATTATTCTTCCAACAATCGATTCCGATTACTTCACGCTGCTACCAGGCGCAAACGCAATCACATGTACAGGCTGCAGCGGAACACTCGAAGTAACACCATTAACATTAATGTAAAGGAGCATCAATGCGATTTGCTCACGTAAGCTACAACGGCACATTAAAGCCAGACATTACATCTATTACTAAAGCGGTAAGCACATGCGCAGTAGACGGCACAGATACGCTTGACATTACAACACTTGATGGTGGTGTAGAGAAAAATGACCGCTTGCTTTACTTAGATGGCAAAGGCTTGTGGCGCGAATACATTGTGCAAAGCGTTGAAACACAGCGCGACGAAGGCAAGCCAGTTACTACAGCGTATTGTGTGAACTCTATCGCAGAACTCGGAAGCGTATACATACTAGACAAACGAGGACAAAAAACAACCGCACCAGAGCGCGCGAAAGTAGCGTTAGAGAGCACACGATGGAATGTTGGCACTGTAGATAACGGCACAATACGCCATTACACCGATCTAAACTTCTACCATCAAAGCGTTCTAAAATCTTTACAAGACATTACAAAAACATACGGGCTTGAACTTGAAACCAGCGTAAGCGTTGAAAATGGTAAGGTTACGGCGCGCACGGTGAATTTGCTGGAGCAGCGTGGTAATCGGAATGCTGAAAGGCGTTTCGAGTATGGGTGTGATTTGAAGAGTGTTAAGCGTACTCTTATGGCTGAGCAGGTTATTACTCGTCTTTATGCTTGGGGTAAAGGCGAGGAGAAAACAGACGATGACGGTAACGCTACTGGCGGATATTCTAGGCGCATTGGCATTAAGGAAGTAAACGGTGGCGTGCCGTATGTTGATGATGTTGAAGCGCAAAAGTATTGGGGTGTGCTTGAAGGTGACGTTGTTTTTGAGGATTGCACTGACCGTAATGAGCTTTTAAGGTTTGCTAAGGCACGCTTAACTCAAGTGTCGAAGCCTCAAGTAGCTTACGAAGCGGACGTGGTGAACTTAGGGCGCGCTGGCTTTGACGCGAATGGTGTTGGCGTTGGCGACGCGGTTCAGGTTGTTGATACGACTTTCACTCCTCCTATTCGGGTCGAGGGGCGTGTGCTGAAAATCGAGGAAGACTTACTCGACTCTGTTGACGCTACGCGTATTACGCTCGGCAATATTAGAGAGTCTTACACTCAGAAGCGGCGCGCTCAAGAGCAGAAGCTTGATGCGCTTATTGCTCAGTCTAGTGAGTGGAATGCGGTTGCTGAAGGTAATGGATTGTATGTTCGTGACCTTATTGGTCGCTTGAATGATGTAATGAACGGTGTTGGCGGCTATACGTATTTGAAGCCGGGCGAGGGTATCACGGTTTATGATAAGCCTGAGAATCAGCATCCGACTCGTGCTATTCAGCTTGGTGGCGGTTTTTGGCGTACTTCTAACTCGAGGAAGCCTAATGGTGATTGGGATTGGAAGAATATTGCGTCCGGCGAGGGTATTTTCGCTAACGCTATTACTACTGGTAAGCTGATGGACGCTCAAGGGCGCAATTGGTGGGACATGGAGACTGGCGAGTTTTCGCTTCAAGCGTCGGTGAAGATTGGTGGAAAGACTGTTCAGCAGATTGTTAATGATAGTGCTGATGGTGTGATTTCGAAGATGAACGAGTCCTTGACGCAGGAGGCTATTTTCAACAAACTCACTAATAATGGTCAAACGCAGGGTATTTATTTGAGTGGCGGTCACGTTTATTTGAACGCGTCCTACTTGCGTACTGGTGTGATTAGTGGTGCGCGCGGCAAGTGGGATTTAACTCAAGGCATTATCAGCATGTGGGATACGGCTGGTAATGAAACCGTACACTTAGATGGTGATGGTAAGAATAATAAGCTTATTGGCGAGTTTAGAACGTCATTACCGGGCAATTATGGTGTGATGTTAAGTCCTAATTTTACTACTGCTCATTTTGATGACGAAGGGTATGAAGGCAAAGGCTCTGGAATCAGGTTTGAATCTCCCGGACATTATGCGAACCCAGTAATAGCGTCAGAGGGTGAAAGTAATGACGGTAGCACGCTCAGCTCGATTTGGATAGGTAGCGGAAGAGTTCGAAATCATGACCCCGGCGCAGCAATGCGCGTTAGTGAAGATTATGCAAACGGCAAGTATGCGATGGTGAGACTCGCTGCTTATGGAGACTACGACAGTAAAGACTCTACGCTGCGTGCCGGACTCTATGCTAGCTCTTACCCGAATTCTTACGCTGGCGGTGGTGTTGCGAAGCTTTTCTCAAATAACGGGCTTGAATCATGTTACGTGAGCGCTAACGTATCTAACGGCGAACTGTATTTTAACGGTGCGCTCGGTGAAGAAAATAATCGTAATACTTTTATTGCTTACCATTGGCTTGCTATGCCGCACGGTATGGGACCGCGCCAGCATGAAGTTTTTGAGTTTACTACTGGTTGCCCGGCTAAGTATGGCTGCTATTATGCTGTTGCTTCGTCTGACTCTGACTGGGGTGTGGTTAATTGTCACGTTGCTTTTACTGGGCGTGCAGCGGCTTGGAAAGTAGGTTTGGAGAACAATTTGCAAGGTAAGTGCCCGGTGCCGGTGTATGCGAATACTTTTGGCTGGCTTGTAAACAGGAACATGGGTTAAAGGAGGTTCTGTGGCTCAGACTATTGAGAAGCAAGGTGACTATTATATTTTGCGTTTTGACTCGCCTCGTGAGGATGGGGTTACGGCTTGTGTGTTTAGTGCGCAAACTATTGCGTCTTGGAGCGCATTGCTTGGCTTGGAGAGTACTGAGGAAGCTATCGCGGCTATCATTAGCGCGAAAGAACCTAGGGATGCGTATGATCCGAAAACTGGGAGGAACGCGTGGACTGACGCTTATGATGCGCTTGAGGCTACTCTTGGCGATAGTGCTCCCCCGTCTAGTTTTATGGCTGTTAATGCTGCTAACGGCGCGGATTCTAATCCTCTTGTTGCTGCTTACAATAAGACGCGCGCGACTCTTGGACTTGGGTTAATGAAGCCTCCGACACCGGGGGCTTTTTTCGTACTCGAAAACAACGATTCACAACCACACGCTGAGAGTGGTTCTGGTATTGATACGAGTTGCGTGGACGCAAGCGTAGTTAAGAAGCTGGAGGCTGACGCGGATTTTCAGAAAGAATTACAGGATGCTGCTGAAGGCTTTTATAAGAGCCTGATGCCACAGGATAGGAGAAACTAATGACTGATAAGGATTCAGTTAGTTTTGATGGTGCGGTTGCCGCGAAGCTGAGCGAAATGCTCGCACAAGCTAACGCGCGCATTGCAGCACTAAGCGTAATGGTTGAAGTGAAAGACGCTCAGATTAAAGAGTTGAAGGCTGAGCTTGACAAGAACGGTGAGGATCATGAGTGATTTTCAGAATGTGACGTATGCTCCGATTCTACTGGATTATGCGAATGCTTTTATTCCTGACGTGAGGTTGCATGGCGGTGACGCTAACGGGCGTATTATTCGCGTGCAATTGTTGGATAATGGTGTGCCGGTTGATGATTCGAATATCGAAGTTTATTTGACGTATAATTGGCAGCTTGGCGTGCTAATTGGCGGTCGTGTGAAAATGGCGGCGGCTGATAGTCCTGACGGGCGCGTGTGGCAGGTTGCTGTGCCTGTTGCCGCGTGTGCTCGTCCGGGTACTGTGACGCTTGGTTTTGAGGTGAAGCGTGAGAACACGGTTGTGTGTTCTCGTAATTTCACTGCGATTGTTGAGCGTCCGGTTGTTGATTATGGTAGTGCTGAGTCGGTGTTGACTCACGCGGATTTGGTGGATGCTGCTAATGAGGCGCGTGAGCAGACTGCTAAGGTTGCGGCGTTGACGAATGAGTTTTCTCAGCTTGTGTCGAAGAGTGAGGAGACGACGCGGAATGCTGATGAGGCTGTGCAGCGTGCTGAACAGGCTGTGAGTGGCACTAATACGGCGGCTCAGGCGGCGAATGATGCGGCTGGTAAGGCTCAGGCGGCGGCTGATAATGCTAATGCGGTTGCCGGTAGAGTTGCGTCGGCTGTTGACGCGGCGAATGAGGCTAAGAACACGTTTGATGGTGTTGTGCAAAAGTGTGAGCAGGCGGCGCAAGAGGCGAATACTGCTGCTGGTAAAGCTACCGAGGCGGCTGGTAGTGTTGCTGAGGCTACGAGTAAAGCTAATGAGGCGGCACAACAGGCTACTGAGGCTGCTCAGAGTGTGGATGAGGCTAAGAGTAAGGCATCTCAGGCGGCACAGTCTGCTACTGACGCAGCACAGGCGGCTGAGCGTACTATCGCGGATTTGAAGGCGAACGCGCAGCAAGCGTCTGACGCGGCACAAACCGCTAATAGTGCGGCTGGTAAAGCTACCGAGGCAGCTGATAAAGCTGATAGTGCAATACAGGCAGTTCAGGCGGCGGCACAGGCTGCTACTGAGGCTACGAGTAAAGCGAACACGGCTGCTCAGAGTGTGGACGCGGTTCGTGAGAAAACTGAGGCTGCTAACAAGCAAACCGAGACTGATTTAGCTGCGCTTAAGAGTGAGGTTTTGAAAGCTCAGCGTGCCGGGTTTGATGCGACTAGTGCTGCTCAAAAATGTAATGAGGCTGCACAAGCTTATAGGAATGTTAGTGGCGAGGTGGCTCAAGCTAAACAGACTAGTGAGCAAGCGGTTGAGGCTGCTAATAACGCGTTGCATACTGCTCAGGAGTCTGCTACTGCGGTTGCTCAAGCTCAGAGTGTGCTTGACCAAGTTAAGGATGCTGGTGAGACTGCTAAGCGTGTGGTTAGCGCGGTTGAAGAGTTGAAGCAGACGAAGGATGCTGCGTTGGAGGCGACTCGTACTGCTAATGCTCAAGCGTCTGCGGCTGGCGAGGCGGCTGGCAAGGCTAATAATGCTACTAGCACGGCTAATAGTGCGGCTGAGTCAGCGAACGCGGCAGCTGGTAAGGTTATGCAAGCTTTGCAAGAGTCTGAGACGCGTTTGAAAGCGGTTGAGCAGACTGCGTCTGACGCTAAAAGCGTGGCTAGCACGGCTAACAGTACGGCTGAAGCAGCACACTCTACGGCTGAGCAAGCTACGAGTAAAGCGAACGACGCTGCTAGCGCGGCTAGCACGGCACAACAAGCAGCAGACAACGCGACTAATAAGAGCAAAGAGAACGCTAATAAGATTCAGGCTCTTGACGCGGCATTATCCGCTAGCCGTAAAGGCTCGTATATGCGTGCTGGTGAGAATGTTCAAATCACGCAGATGTCGCAAAACCCGATGGATGGTGTGACGATTAGCGTACCGGGTTTGACGGCGGTTAAGAATACTGCTGAGCAGATTCAAAACAAAATGAATTCTGCGGACACTGCTATTGACCGTGCTCAAGGCACCGCAGACGCAGCTTTTGAAGCTACAAATAAGAATAAGAGTCGTATTGATTCTATGGAATCAGAGGTTAAATCGTTAAAAAACTCTTGTAGCACAGCACAGTCAACAGCTACTGAAGCTAAAAGCGCAGCCGACACGGCGAATGATGCAGTTGAGGGTGTGAAAAACAGTATAAGCGAGCAGAAAGTAAAAACGTTCATTCTCGAGGAAAATATGAGTTCCGCTAATACTTCAACCCATCTTGAGTGGTTAGAAAGTGTAAGCATTCTACAACAAATACTCGTATACCCTGCTTCTGAAAGTATGGACTTGTACATGAAAGCGCAGCCAACATTTACTTTTAACGGAAGTGACCACGGTCCAGTCTACTACGGTGGGGACGTTTCAATTCATGTTAAACACCCGACATCCGGGTCTTGCACTTTTATCATAGTTGTTTTCCCTAGTATGAATTGAGAGGTAACACGTATGACTGTTTTTCAAATGCCTTTCTATTTCGTGCAGGAAGAAACACTGGAAGATAAGAAGAAGAAGTGGCTGAGTGAGCACGCGCATGAGCATAAGCGGATCACACCAGATTTTGAACCAATACCCGGGTGGAAGCCTTTTGCAAAGTATGGTTCAAGCTCGGCGGAAATTATCGCTAACTGTGTAAAGAAGGAGGATTTTAGTATTCTGCATGTTGGCGACTACTTCAATGAGACTATAAATGGTACGACTTACTGGTGGACTTTTACAGAGTTTAATCACTACGGACAGAACGAGGCACTCATGGTGCCGGATAGGCTCATACCGGGCAGTTATGAGTTTGGCACCAGCAACACTTACAGTGGCTCTAATCTGGAAAGTGAACTTAACAAATTTTACTATGCAATGCCTTACTTTTTGAGAGATTATATAATTCGCATGTCTCTAAACTGGACGGGTGGTGGGGGTTCTATGGTTTCTTTGAACGAGTATGTTTTTCCACCATCTGAGATAGAAGCGTTCGGGTCGGCATATTACTCTAGTGAGGGGGTTTACTCTTACAAAAAGTGGGCTTGTTTCACGGATGCTAATAGTCGCGCGCGCGATGGTAGAACGTATTGGCTTCGCAGCGCGTACAGTAGTGACTCTCGATACGTCGTTGACTGTGACTCGTATGGCAATCGGAGTGCTGACCGCGCATACATGAAGCTAGGTATACTCCCATGCTTCTGCATAGGGGGGGGGGAAGATGAGTAAACCAACTCCCCCGGAACCAGAACCAGACCCCGGTGACGGCGACTGGATTTAAGTAGGTTCTACAAAACACGAACGCGTATTATACGCAACTCAAACCAAAAAATGAGACACTTTAGGACACTGTAGGATAAATAGGAAAAATTTGAAAGTCTTCAACAAGAGTCCAACAAGAGTCCAATAAGGACAAAAACTGGAAAGTATGATACTTTTCGTCCGAATCCGTCCGAAACCGTCCGAAGAATCCGGTTTTATCCGGAACCACTCGACTACAATACGCACAAACAATTTTTTAGCCACGCAAACAGCGTGGCTTTTTTAATAACCAAAGGAGGAAGATATGGCACTCAACGGCATAGACATATCCTGGTACCAACGCGGCATCAATATCGCAGCAGTACCAGCCGATTTTGTCATCGTTAAAGCCACCGAAGGCACATGGTACACAAACCCGTGCTTTCGCACTCAAGCCGACGCGACACTCAACAGTGGCAAGCTACTAGGCATCTACCACTACATTAACGGCGGCAATGCTAAAGCAGAAGCACAATACTTCGTAAACGCGGCAAAACCATACATTGGGCGCGCAGTACTCGCACTCGATTTTGAGAGTGGCAGCAACAGTGCCTATAAGGACGCTGGATATTTGCAAGTATGTGCGACAGAAGTATACGCGCTCACAGGAGTACGTCCACTACTATACGGCAGCCAATGTGACTACGGCAGGCTAGCTCAAGTAAGCAAAGCTACAAACTGTGGACTGTGGATAGCACAATATGCAAACAATAATCACACTGGATACCAGAACAAACCTTGGAATGAAGACTCGTACGGTTGCGCAATACGCCAATACTCTAGTGCTGGAGCGTTACCAAACTATGGCGGCAACCTTGACCTTAACAAATTCTACGGTGATCGCGCAGCGTGGAATAAATACGCTCAATCAGACCATGCAACGCCTCCTCCAGCACCTAAACCAGCACCAAAACCAGCAACGTCCCCAATCGTAAAAGACGGCGACATTAGCGGTTTTAACATGCACATTCCGTGGGGTACGAACGACGGACAAATAATGCATTTTACGCGATGCGGCAACGTCGTAACAGTAAACGGTTGCGGATACGTCAAATGCGTTGGAGGCTCGTGGCTTAAAGCCGGTGAGCGTGTGCCTGAAGGTTTCAGACCGGTCACCTTAAGCACTATCCACTTATCAGGCAACGGCTCAGGAAGCCTCATGGTCAAACCAGACGGAAGCATCTACTGGGACGGCACGTGGAAAGAAAACTTCACGCACATAAATGCCGCGTGGATAACAAAAGATAATCAACCAAAATAATAGGAGAAAAAAGAATGAATGCTGAATTGATTGAACTGAGCATTGTAGCAGTACTCGTAGTGCTCGACTATGTGAGTGGCTTCGTAAAAGCTCTTGCAACTCACACCGTAAGCAGCACTAAAATGCGCTCGGGACTGTTTCATAAGTTCGCATACGTGCTAGTGCTCGCATTAGCATTACTACTGGAGCATGGCCAGCAGTATATTCACATTGGTATTACGATTCCTATCGTCGCGCCGGTGTGCGGTTATATTACAATTATGGAGATTCTGAGCGTGTTGGAAAATGCTCAAGCTTTGAATCCTGAGCTTGCTGGCAGTGGCATTTTTAAGATTTTCGTAAACTCTAGCGATGCTTTACGCCGTGAAGTAGAAGCACAGACTGGCAAACATGCCGCAGTCGAAGCTGATACCGAGTTAGATGGACGCGGCAAAAAGCCGGAAGACACGCCTACCGAAAATAAGTAATACGCGACATGCTCAAAGTATTCTCTAATGAGAATACAAGTTGAGAATTAGTAATTACCCCTCGCCTCGTGCGGGGGGTAATTTTTTATACTCTTAACTACTCTGCATTAGAAGGGCGTCCGCCATGACCTGGACGGCTCGCATTCCAAGTTTCAATACTTTCACGTTTCCAGCCACGAGTGCGACCAATAAACGCGTCTGGATCTGGAAGATTGTAGTTGCCAAGCGCACCAGTTTTTACACCAATAAGCTCGGCAACTTCCGTATAGCTCAAATAACGCTCACTCATACTACCCTTTGTGCTTTCTCCCAGCATCTAACGCACATACGGCACTGATTACAGCGCAACCAGTTATGAGCCAAGGTGAAAAATGGCACCATACTCCAGCGATAATAACGAGTGAGAACATGGCAGATACTATTGCATCTAATTTCATAATGAGCCTGCAGTATAGTGGATAGTGAGTCCCGGACACTTGGTCTGTTCGGGACTCTTTATTTACTTATTGCGCTTCAACTCTTTGATAAGCTTTGCTATTGCTTCTATAATCTTTGCAATGCCAATCAGCAGACTTGCAATCGCAACAAGTATTTCCACTACATGCATGTCACCTCCTTTCTTGTTTGACACTTTATATAATAGCACAGCTATTATATAAAGTAAAGT